CGATCTGAATGAGACCGATCTCTCGATTCATTTCAAGGCGACCAATTCGATGATTTACCTTTCCGGTGCGAAAGATAAATCAGAGATCGAAAAGTTTCGCGGATTGGCTTTGAAGTTGGTCTATATCGACGAGGCGCAATCATTCCGATCGTATCTCTCTGAGTTGATCAATGACGTCATCGCTCCTGCTTTATTCGATTACAATGGTCGACTCTGCATGATCGGAACACCTGGGCCGGTTCCAGTTGGATTCTATTATGAGGCATCGCAATCCCAGGAATGGGCCAGTCACGGGTGGACGCTTCATGTTAACCCACACATCAAAGCCAAGTCTGGGAAAGAGGTCGACGATCTCATTCGAGAAGAATTGAAGCGTAAGGGTGTCGATCTCAATGACCCAGGAGTTCAGCGTGAGTTTTTCGGTAAATGGGTGGTCGACAAGAATGCGCTTATTTTCAAATACGACAAAGGAAAGAACGATTTCGCCAAGCTTCCTGATCTTTTGAAGGGCTGGGAGTTCGTGATTGGCGTCGATATCGGTCACGACGATTCAGATGCTATTTGTGTGCTCGGATGGAATCCAAAGATCAGGGAAATCTATCTCTTTGAGGAGGACGTACAGGACAAGCAGGGAATCACGGAGCTTGCTGACAAGATCAAAGCCTGCATCACGAAGTACAACCCGCTTAAAGTCGTCATGGATACCGGGGGGCTTGGCAAGAAGATTGCCGAAGAGATCAGAAAACGTCACGAGATTCCAATTGCAGCGGCAGAAAAATCAAGGAAGATGGAGTTCGTGGAGCTTCTGAACGATGCGATGCGTACCGGCGTCTTTAAAGCCAAGAAGGAATCGGCCTTTGCTCAGGACTGCTTCTTGATCGAAAAAGATTTCGAGAAGAGCACACCGGATAAGATCGTGGTCTCGGACAAATACCATTCGGACATCGCCGATTCCGTTCTGTACGCCTATCGCGAGGCCTTGCATTGGCTTCATACACCGGAACCGCCAAAGAAAAGGCCTGGATCGCCAGAATACTTTGAAGAGATCGAGGATGAACTAGAGCAAGAGACCGAGCGACAGATTTTGAAAACAGATGACATATGGGGAGATACGGAACAATGGAACATGGCAGCATGAATGAATTGAAAGAGATCATCAAAATGGCGAAAAAGGCCGGATTGAAACGACTCAAGACTGGCGACGTCGAGCTTGAGTTTCACGATGCCAAGCCTCAGACAATACAACCAGATGCTTCAGACATTCCTAATGATGGTAAACGAATGCCATCAGACGCCGATATGCTTTTTTATTCGACCGATTTCTTTGACGACACGGATAAAAAGGTTCAAGATGATGAAGAGTAGACAGAAAATAACGAAGACAGGACTATTTTTAATGGAAAAGCCTAATTGCAGGTCGATTACACAAAGTTTTCTGTTTCCTCAAACCTAGAAGAAAAAGACAAAAATTTTGATAAGAAGTGGTGGAAGTCTGAGATTGAAGACCTTCCCTATTGTGTTTTCAAGGTCGTCAAATCTATCATGGATTACGACACCCGAAGGCAGAATCAATATCTGGTCAGCGCAAAGCTCTATGGCAACGTTGACGCTCTCGCTTTTGGGAACGGATCACTTTCCAGATTTAATCAAACCAATTCAAGCGTAAAAGATCGAGTCACTTACAATGTGTCTCAATCGGCACTAGACACCGTGGTCGCAAAGCTTGGCAAGAACAGGCCAAAGCCGTTGTTCCTGACTTCAGGCGGTGATTCAAAACTTCAGCGGAAAGCGAAGTCGCTCACCAAATTTGTCGAAGGCGTGTTCTATGAGAACAAGGCTTATCGCCTTGGGCCGAATGCCCTCCGAGATGCTGGCGTTTTCGGCGATGGACTTATTCATGTGTTCAGTAATGGGAATCGGATTAAGTATGAGCGCGTAATCGCGTCCGAGCTTTATACCGATTGGCTTGAATCATTTTACGGAAACCCAAGGCAGCTTCATCGAGTCAAGGCGGTTGATCGCGATGTGATGATCGAGGAGTTTCCAGAGTATAAAGATGAAATCCTGAATGCCGCCTCAGCTTCTCAGCAATTTGTCGGAGGTTCTCAAAATGTATCGGATCAGATCACAGTTATTGAGTCATGGCATCTCCCGTCTTCTGAAGATGCTTCAGACGGTCGTCATTGTATCTGTATTGACGATTGTTGCGTATTCGACGAAGAGTACACGGATTGCTTCTTTCCATTCGCAAAGATTCCGTGGTCAGAGCGCCTTTATGGTTTTTGGAGTCAGGGCGGCATTGAACAAATACAATCCATTCAGCTTGAGATCAACAAGATTCTCTGGATCATTCAGCGATCAATGCACCTCGCGGGGTCATTCAAAGTCTTACTCGAAAACGGCTCAAAGATTGTAAAAGAACATCTGAACAACGACGTTGGTGCGGTGATCACCTATAACGGCACGATGCCGCAATATATTACTCCACCCATTGTTCCAATGGAGCTTTACACCCATCTTCAAACACTGAAGCAATCGGCATACGAAGAGTTTGGCGTTTCGATGTTATCCGCAGCATCGAAAAAACCAGACGGGTTGGATTCAGGCAAAGCATTACGCGAATTTAACGATATCGAGTCAGACCGTTTCATGACGATCGGCCACAATTACGAAAACTTCTTTCTCGATCTTTCTTTTTTGACCGTCACATTGGCCAAGAAGCTATACAAAAATGGTGTTGATCTAAAGGTCAAGTCCAGATCTAGGAAGTTCATCGAAACCATTAAATGGAGTGATGTTGATATCGACGAGGACAAGTTCTACATGGAGATCTTTCCGGTATCGTCGCTTCCGACTGATCCATCTGGACGACTTCAAACGGTTCAAGAATATCTGCAAGCAGGAATGATGAGTCCAAGAACTGGCCGCAAGCTTCTTGACTTCCCAGACCTTGAACAGGTCGAAGACCTTGCAAATGCACAGGAAGAGTATCTACAAAAAATCCTGGATAAAATTGTAGATGATGGCGAATACACCACGCCTGAACCCGAGGATGACCTTGATCTCGGGATTGAACTTTCGATTCAATATTATACCCAAGGAAAACTGAACAATCTGGACGACGAGCGTCTAGAGTTGCTTCGTCAGTTCAATCAACAATGCCAACTTCTGAAACAGAAGGCTGCGGAGGCAATGCAGCCCGCTGCACAACCACAGCCGCAAGGCCAGCCATTGCCTCCACCGCAGTCTGATTTAATTAAAAACGTTCCTGGAATCCCAGGGGAAGCATAACCAACAAGGAGAATGTAAAATGGAAAACTTATCGCAAGTGTCTGCGGCTGACGTATTGAGTGCGGTCGCAAACAATGGAACTAAGACCACTGAGACAACGATTCAAGATCAAACCGTCACGACCACTGAAGACCAAGCTTCCGATCAGACCACGCAATCCACCGATCAGACCGCACAGGACGACAAAAAAGCGCCGGCAAGCGCTCAGTTTTCGGCGCTGGCAAAGAAACAGAAATGGATTCTCCGCGAGCAAGAGCGAATCAAGGCAGAAAAAGCCGATGTTGAGGCGAAACTCGCCGAATATAACAAGTGGAAAGAAGATCAATCCAAACCAAAACAGAAGCTTTCTCCACTCGAAGCCCTTCAGGCCGCCGGATACACTTATGAGGATGCGACCAATTACCTGATGAACGACAGCAAGCCAACACCTGATCTTGAAATCAAATCATTGCGCGATGAACTTGAGGCGATCAGGAACGAGCAGAAGGAACTCGAATCGAAACGCGCTGAAGAGATTAAAAAAACCCAGGAAGAACAGGAAAGGCGTGCCGTCGAAAGCTTCAAATCAGAAATCAAATCGTTTGTATCCAACAACAAAGACACTTATGAGCTGATCAACCTCCATGACGTCAACCATCTGATCTACGACACCATTGATGAATACTTCAATAAGACGCATAAAGTCATGGAAATTAAGGAGGCCGCCGATCTTGTTGAATCGTATCTCGAAGACCAA